TACATAATAAATTATTTTGTAGTAAAAAATATTTTTTATAAATTACTAATATATGTTAAATAATATAAAAAATAATCAAAATAATCAAAATAATCAAAATAATCAAAATAATCAAAATAATCAAAATAATCAAAATAATCAAAATAATCAAAATAATCAAAATAATCAAAATAAAGAAAACTTTAATATGAAAGATGCCAAGAATATATGTCATTATTCATGTTCAAAATTAACAGTTACAAATTTATTCTTATTTGTAATCATATTATTATTATTTGGTATGCTTTTTAGATAAAGTTAACGAATTTAGATAAAGTTAACTAATTTAGATAAAGTTAACTAATTTAGATAAAGTTAACTAATTTAGATAAAGTTAACTAATTTAGATAAAGTTAACTAATTTAGATAAAGTTAACTAATTTAGATAAAGTTAATATTTATCTATATATAATTTAGCAATTTTAAATAATTTTTGTTTATCTTTATCAGATTTCTTATTTAATATATACACTGAATTTGCAGTTGCATATATAGATTTAAGATATATTTTATGATGATTTATAAAATTATAATATAATGCATCCCACACTTCATACCATTCATATTCATTATCGTCTAATTTAATTTTATTAAAATCATCTGATTTTTTATAATTACTCATTTTAAAAATATAATTAGAAGAAGAATAATATGGTCTATTCATCATTAATTGACCAACTGAATGTTGACTCATACCATATACATTTGGTTCCATAACCCATTCATATGCATCGATAGATATTATTTCTAAAAACCATTTTAATACATCTTTTGGTTTAATCATCATTAATAACATCACATTACCAATAATCATCAAACGTTCAATATGATGAGCATAAGATATATTTAATGCTTTTTTAATGACATTATCTACTGGTGTAATTCCCGTTTCTCCAGTATACCATTTTTTTCCAAGTTTATTTGTATGTTTAAGAAAGTTCATTTTATTAAAATTTTCATGTTCTTTTATATAAAGCATTCTTACATATTCTCTCCATGATAATATCTGTCTAATAAAACCTTCTATAGATTGTATTTTTGCACCTTTTTTTTTAACTGCTTTATTTATAACATCAATTGGATTTAATAATCCAATATTTAATAATGCGGATATTCCAGAATGATAACCAATCATAACATCTGATGATATAGCATCTTCATAAGCACCAAAATTATTTAATCTTTCTTTTAAAAATTTATCAAAATATTTTTCAGCACCTTTATGATCTATTGGAGTAAATATATTTATAGATCCGTAATTATTTGGAAAATTCTTATCAACATATTTTATTGCATCTTTGATATAATCATTATCTAAAAAATCAATATTTTTTTCTTTATATTTTTTATCAAATGGTAATCTATTTTCAGTATCAAATGACCATTTTCCACCGATAGGATTTTTTCCATTCATCATTATATCTTTTTTAATTCTTGCCCATTTATAAAATGTTGCATTAAAATATGGTTTATTAGTAGAAGTAATATATTCATCTAATTCAGAAGTAGAGAATATAAATAATGGCGAATCTAATATTTCAAAATTTAATTTATGTTTTTTAGTATATGATTTCATTTCATGTAATATATCAAAATCAGTTGGATCAAACATAACAATATCATTTTTAATATTTATTTTTTCATAATATTCAATATATTTTATAGTATATTTCTTTTTTAATTGATCATAGTAAGAAGACATAGATGCTCTATGAAATACAAGTTTTGATCTATGATAATCATATTCTGTAAAAAATTTTGGATGTTCGTATAAAACTATATTATTAAATTCGACATCTTTTATAATGTCCTGATGAAATAATTGATTGGGTAATAATAATAGAGTTTTCATATTATTATTATATAATAAAAAATTGAATAAATTAATATATATATATAGTTAATTAATATATAAAGTTAATTAATATATAAAGTTAATTAATATACAAAGTTAATTAATATCAAACAATGTCTCATAAATATTTGCATTATCTAAACACAACATACTACAAAGATATGATTGATCAATATTGGTATACAAATTTTATAGAGAAGATAAAGCTATTAGAGGAACTTAAAATTAAATTAAATATTCGTGAACTAAATAATTATCTGCATAATAGATATTTATACGAACAAAAAAAAAATAATACATTTGATAATACAAAGTATGATTTAGAAAACTATTATGTTTCTGGATATGAAACAGATGTAGATACAAAAACACCTCAAGTTTATATAACATTTGAGAGAACGATGGATATGTTAACAGAGAAACTGAAGAAAACACGATTTTTTATAGATTAGTTAACTTTATAGATTAGTTAACTTTATATATTAGTTAACTTTATATATTAGTTAACTTTATTTACGAGATGTTTTAGATTTCTTTGATCCTTTTTGTTTTGATTGTTTCTTTTGTCTCGATTGTTTTTTTTCTTTTTCATGTTTGTAAAGTTTTTTCATATAATTAACATCATTTGACATAACTTTATGTGCTTCAAGATCAGGTGCTGTTAGATTTCTGATAAGATTTAATCTTTTAAGTACTTGTAATGTTCCATATTTTTTAGAAGATTTTTTAAGAGATTCGTGACGAGAAGATGCTTTTTTAGCGGTAGAATAACCTTGTTTTGATAGATGTGGCGCATCTGCTGATCTATCTGGTCGTGGTAATAATCTGACAGTAGGCATTATAAAATTTAATAAGAAAAAAGAAATTTTTATAATATAATATTCATATTAAAAAAATTGATTTTATTTATCTAACAATAATTAATAGATTATATATATTAATATACTAATAAAATGACACATATTGATGAATCTTTATATTCTCGACAACTATATGCAATTGGTAAAGATACTATGCAATCATTAATTACAAGTAAAATTCTTATTATAGGTCTTGATCCACTTGGTATAGAAATATGTAAAAATCTAATTTTGTGTGGTGTTGGATCTATAACTATATTAGATGATAAAATAATTACAGAAAAAGATTATGGAAATTATTATATCACATCACAAGATATTGGAAAATTAAAATCAGATGTAGTTGGTAAAAGAATGTCCGAACTAAATGGAAACTGTATTATAAATAAATATTCAGGTAAAATAACTAAAACACTATTACGAAAATTTAATCTAATCGTTTTTATTGATTTCAAGTTTAATGATGAATATTTTAGTTATAATAAATTTTGTAGAAATAATTTTATTAAAACTATATTTACAAATTCTAGAGGATTTTATGGATTTATATTTTGTGATTTTGGAAATTATATTACAAATGATCTTAATGGAGAAAAATTAAAATCAGGAATAATAGTTAATTATAAAGATAATGTTTGTATAACAGATAAACCTCATGATTTACAAGTTGGTACAAGTTTTAAATTGCAAAATGAACAAAATAAACATAATGAACAAAATAATATTTATAAAATTATAAAAATAAAAAATACAATCGAATTTATAACAGATAAACCAATTACAAATCTTGGTGAATATGTAGAAATTAAAGATGTATTAGAGATAAAATTTAAATCATTAAAACAATCAATATATGAACCTGAATTTATTATTACTGATTTTTCTGATTTTGATAAACCATCTAAATTACATAAAATAAATTGTGCAATATTATCAAATAATATTAATATACTTAATATGACTGATTCATTTACTAAAAAGATTTTTGATGCATATGAAGGACAATTAGTACCAGTTAATTCTATAATTGGTGGTTTAGTCGCTCATAATGTTATTTCTGGATTATCAAATAAATATATACCAATAAATCAATGGTTATATTACGATTGTACTGAAATATGTGATCCTGATTTTACAAATGATTATAATTATAATGAAATCTATGTAAATCAAGTCAAAGTAATCGGAACAGAATTACAAGAAAAATTAAATAAAGCAAATCTATTTATAGTCGGATCAGGTGCAATTGGATGTGAACATCTAAAAAATTTTTCAATGATGGGTATTGGAAAACAAATAATTACTGATATGGATACAATTGAAAAATCAAATTTATCAAGACAATTCTTATTTAGAAATGCAGATATTGGTAAATTTAAAGCAGAAATAGCTGTTCGAAAGGCAATGAAAATGAATCCATATATTAATATAGATTATAAATTAAATAAAGTTGGAAAAGAAACGGAGAATATATTTGATAATAAATTTTATGAACATATTGACATAGTAGTAAATGCACTTGATAATGTAAATGCACGAATTTATATGGATAATCAATGTATTAATTATCATAAGCCATTACTTGAATCTGGAACACTTGGATTAAAAGGTAATGTACAAGTAATTCTTCCAAATATAACAGAATCATATTCATCAACTACTGATAAAACAGAAGATCAAATACCAGTATGTACACTTAAGAATTTTCCATATGAAATAGTTCATTGTATACAATGGGCGAGAGAACAATTTGAATCATTATTTGTTATTCCATTTCAAACTTATAATAAATTAAAATCATTTCAAAAAGATAATATATTAGAAGAAAAATTAAATAAAATGTTAATTAATGAAATATATGATATAAAACATAATCTAAATATAATAAAAGATAATATGTTTACAATGTTTAAGGATTTTTACAATCAAAATTATAGACAAAAAATTTATGATCTTATCACTCAATTTCCAGAAGATCATATAATCGAAGGCGGTGAACAATTTTGGAGTGGTGTTAAGAAATTTCCACATATAATTGATTTTGATATACAAAATACAATTTGTAAAAATTTATTAGAATCATATTTTCAAATAATGGAATCTATTGGATTTAATAAATTAATTAATATAGATTATAAAGATGATAAAGATTATAAAGATGATAAAGATGATAAAGATGATAAAGATGATAAAGATATTATAAATATTGATTTAGTAAAAACAGAAAATAAGACAGCAACAAATATAGAAGAGGATAAAAAACTTAAAGAAGATGAATTAAATAATCTGGATGTTCATAAGATAAAAGAAGAGATTATTAACTTTATACAAAATACAACATATACATTCAGAGAAATAGAATTTGAAAAGGATAATGATTCAAATGGACATATAAAATTTATTACAGCATGTTCAAATTTACGAGCAGAAAATTATACAATAAAACCAGTATCTGAATTTGAAACAAAAGGTATTGCAGGTAAAATTATTCCAGCACTTGCAACAACAACATCTATAATATCAGGATTAGTTGCAATAGAACTATATAAAATTATTAATTCGACTAAATATAAAATAGAAAAATTTAAAAATACATTTGTAGGATTAGGCGTATGTTTTATGGGAGCATCTGAACCCATTGCATGTAAGAATAAAAAGGTTGGAGAATTAGATATAAATATATGGACAAATATTAAATATAATGATATGACATTAGATGAATTTATTAAAAAATTACATAGAGATTATAAAGTTAAAATAGAACAAATTATGTATAATGATAAAAGTATATATTCATGTTTTATGAATACAAATAAAAGAAATGAAGTTTTAAAAAAGAAGATAACGGAACTTACCAATGTAAATAATCCAACTCTAATGATTAACATTTCTGATAAAGATGATAATGATGATATTATATTGGTTAACTTTATATAGGTTAACTTTATATAGGTTAACTTTATAGATTAGTTAACTTTATATAATACTCCATTCAATAATAGAATTATTTTTTTTAACTTGATCAATTTTATGTTTAATTTCAAAATATTTTTCTGGTTCAAGTAATGTACTAAAATGCCCATACATAACAACACCTCCCTGATCAAAGAATAAATAATTCATAAATTGTGTTAATTTTTTATTAAAATCAGAATCAAATGCAAAATAATAAGTATTTGAAGGACCAATGAATGCATATAATAAATTTGGTTGTTCAATAATAATATCATATTTTTCATCAGAATCTGGATATGATATTTGTATTTTAAAACATTTAAAATCTGTTTTAGGTATTTTATCTTTTTCCGTACTATTAATATCAATTTCTTTTTGTAACCAATTTATATTTTCATTCATTTTATACGTAAGATATAAATATTTTTTTCCACGATATTTATATTTAATACATGTAAGATTATCATGATGTAAATTAATTAATTCTGTAACATGATCATCATATCTAAAATATTTATTATATACATAACCTGCAAATAAACTAACACACGTTAAACCAAATAATATATACAACATTTAAATTATAATATATATAAATGTATAATATTTAAATGATTTATTAATAAGCAAAAATTTATTTATATTTAATTATATTATATAATATAAATGTCACTTGAAATAGTATATTTTTATATGAATGGTTGTTCATGGTGTAAACTTTTTGATCCAATTTGGACAGAATTACAAAACACATTAGATAAAGTTAATTTTTATAAATTTGAATCAGATGAAGTAAAAAATTCAACAAAAGCACAAGAAATAGTAAAATCATATGGCGAGGAGCCTTCTGGATATCCAACAATATTAATAAAAGTTAATAATAAATATGAACGATTTTTAAATGAAGAAAGAAAAGTAAAAAATATTATAAAATTTATGATGAAACATATTAAAAAATCAGATGAATCATATAAATATTTAGAAGATAAATTAAAAGAAAATAATAATTTAACAAATCAATCAACAAATCAATCAACAAATCAATCAACAAATCAATCAACAAATCAAGAATCATCTATTAAACATGTTGGAGGAAATAAAAATGTTGATTATAGACATAAATATAAGAAATATAAAAAAATGTATGCAGAATTAATAGAAAAATATAATAAACTTAAAAAAAGTTAATAAAATTTAATAAAATTTAATAAAATTTATTTAGATTTATTTAGATTTAATAAAATTTATTTAGATTTAGATTTCGATTTTTTTGATTCAACTTCTTTAACTTTAACTTCTTTAACTTTAACTTCTTTATTTTTAGCTTTACTTTTTGTAGTTTCTAGTTTTTGTCCTTCATCATCATCATCATCTTCATCTGATTTATCAGATTCATCTGATTCATTAGACTTATCATCATTCGATTGTTCATCATCTGATTCTTGTTTCTTTTTATCAGATTTTTTATCAGTTTTCTTTTTTGATTTCTTATCACTCTTATCACTCTTATCACTTTTTTCACTATCATGTTCTACTTCAGAATCAGCTTTTTTAGATTTAGTTTTATTATCTTTCTTTTCTTTCTTTTGTGGTTTCTCTTCCTTTAAAACTTCTTTTGCAACTTCTTTTGCAACTTCTTTTGTAACTTCTTTTTCTTCGTTATCAGAATGTTCTTCATTATTATCGTTATTTCCATTATCATCATCTGATTCATCATCTTTATTTTTAGATTTAGTTTCTTTCTTTTTAAGAGAAAAAGAAGAGCATTTTTTAGCTTCTGTTACTTCAATAAGATTTTTTTTTGCTTCTTGAACTGTAAGTCTATATAAAGTTGTTTCACCAAAACGTTGTTTAGTTTCATCAAGATGTTCAATGTATTTTTCAAAAGTACTTTCGACATCTTTTACTGGTACATACCACATATTGATTTCACCATAATGATTTTGATAATCAGCTGCAACTTTTGATGGATCACTATCTTCAGTATAAAATGCTCGGACGCGAACATCTTTCATAATTCCACCATAAGCAAATCCAACACAACCTTTATCGGCATTAGAATTAGAACGTTTAGAAGGCATTTATATTATAATAATCACATATTTTAGCTTTAATTATCAAATATATTAAAAATCAATTTTTTATAAATAATAAAAATTGAATAACAAAATATTTATAATAAACAATTATTATTTATAAAGAATAAATATATTCATAATGGATTATTCATTAGATTTTAGTAATTTTACTGATATCTATACAGATAAAAGATTTAATAATAATAATAATAATAATAATAATAATAATAATAATAATATAATTAAACATGAATTTAATATAAGATATTTATTAAATAATACATCAAGTTTTATATGTTTTGAATATTCAGCAAATACAATCTTAATTTTAAAAACAAATAATATTAAATTATATTATAATTATGAACACATACCATCAAATTATCTTGTTGAAAAACCTATACATGATAATGAAATAGTAATATTAGAAAAAAATGTATTATTAAAAATATATCAAAATAATGAAAATAAAGATATTAACGATTATGAAATAAATAACTTAATAATTTACGAAATAAAAAATAAAAATAAATTAAATTTTACATTTAAGACATTTAGACGAGACTATTTTACTTATTCTTTTTGTGAGAATAATGTAATTAAGCAAAAAAATCCCGATATTATTACACCTTTTTCACTGAAAAATGGGACACTTAAAATCTATTATTTTTTTTTATTTTTTTCAATAAAATCATTTGCTTGAGTAAATAAATATTTAAAATAATTTTTAAGATATTCTTTTTTTATTTTATTACTAAATATATATTTAATTTTATCTTTTAATTCATCATATGTATCCGGACTGTTAGAAACGAAAAATCATAATTTTTCATTTCTGAGAATTAAAAATAAAATATATTTTATTTTTTACTGTAATTTTTTATATGACTTTTTAATTGACTAAACAGATTTTCTATTGGATTACAATGTGGGTTATAAGCAATCGAATATATTATTTTATTATCTTTTTCAATATTATCAACAACTTCTTTTGCTTTATGAAATTTTGCGTTATCTAAAATAATTAAATGATCTTTATATTTATTTTTAATGTATTTATTATAAAAATCATTAAATTTATTTTTATCTATACCGCCTTTTTGTTTGGGATATAATTTGTATCCTATTATTTTTCCATATTTAAATGCACATATAAAATTATATTTAACATATGGATAAATATATGTTGTCTTATAACATCTTTTACCTTTTAAACATCTTCCGAAAAAAATGAATTTATATAAATTCATTTTTTACGCTTAAAAATAAAAATAGATTTTTATTTTTTACCGTTATGTTTTGTCATATTCAAATAAAATCCTGTTTCATCAATTGAAATTATATTTTTCTTTCCATATTCAACTAATTTTTCATAAAATAATAATTTGTCATTATTTAATGTTTGTAATTTCTTTTTAGGACAGATGAGATAAAGTTAGATTTATAAATCTAACTTTTCTCATTTCTTGAAAAAATTTAAATTTTTTCAACCGTATTTTTTTCTTAATCTTTTATTAGTATAATTTAATTTATATTTAATGATGTAAAATAAATATGATATTGAAATAGTTATATTGTATTTTTTCTTAATCTTCTTTCTTATTTTTGATAAAATTACAGTAGGATTTTTAATTATTAGTTTCTTTATATATTCTAATATTTGATTAGTTATTATGCTATTCTTTTGTTTATTTATTTTTCTTTTTATATTACCTATTTCAAAATATCTTTCTATCCATCGATGTAATGTTGATTTTTTACAATTTAATAAATTTGAAACTTTTCTGATACTTTTAAATTTTAAATATAATTTTACGGCTGATAATTTAAAATCTTCTGAATGATGTGTCATAATATTATATTATAAAAATTGATGAAAAATAAACTTATAAAATAAGTTAAATATAATTATATAGTTATTGTAACTAAAATTGGAATAAATATATATGTTTCTATATTAAAATTTTTTAAATATTATAATATTAATTTATCAATATTATCAAAATGTCATGTATTAATACTTTTTTATTTTTTCCTTATTTTTTTTGATATATGTATACA